GGTATATGGTTAGTGCGGATTATTAACAGATAAAACTAAATTAGAATGAAATATTTTACAGAAAAAGAAGTACAAGACTTTAAGGATGGCAGTATAAACTTTCCTTACATAGTAGTAGAAAAAGAACAACACGAAGTTATTGAGGTAAGTGAAATAGTTAGACTTAGTGGGATGGCTGACAATAATGGAACACCTACTGAAATTGGAGTACAAGTTCATACCAAAGGCGAACCGATTAAACACTTAACATATAAACTTGTTCAGTAGCATTACACATAACGATAGGTATATGGTTAGTGCGCCTACCACAAATGATTTAATTAAGCACTAACATAACTTGGCGCATTAACTACATACAATGTTGTGTGCCTTTAACACCAAAGAGAAATGAAAGAACTACTGATTAAACTAGACGCTTGTGATGAAGCAATAGAATGGGCTGGAGACAGAACAATCGAAGAAATTGTAAAAGACTGCGATAGGGGAGATTGGCTATTATGGTTGGCTAAAAAAATAGACATAGAACTCCAACCATTAACACTAGCTAAAGGACACTGCGCCAACACTGTTAGGCATTTAATGAAAGATGAAAGGAGTATAAAGGCAGTTGATATGGCTATTGCTTTTGGAGAAGGCAGAGCGACAATGGAAGAATTAAATAATGCGGCTTATGCCGTTGCTGTTGCTGATGCTGCTTATGCCGCTGCTGCTGCTGCTGTTGCTGATGCTGCTTATGCCGCTGCTGCTGCTGCTGCTGCTGAGGCTGCTTATGCTGCTGCTGGTGAGGATGCTAGAAAACAAAACCAAAAAGAAACTGCAGAAATATGTCGCAAGTACATTGGGCAGTTAATTATAGACAAGTGCAATGAACTTAACAATTTAAAATAAATAAAGATATGCCAGATATAACAATGTGTAAGGGTGTTGATTGCCATAAAAAGAATTCGTGTTACCGATATACGGCAAAAGCAAGTGAGTACAGACAATCTTTTTTTACGGATAGTCCGATAAAAAATGGAAAGTGTGAACATTTTTGGGATAATTCAAACTAAAGAGAAATGAAAAAACCAATGCAAGAGTTGATTCAATACGAATCTGATTTAACTAATATGTTTGATTCAGATGTAAGAGTAGCAGGGGCTTTACTTGAGTATATTAGAACTAATAAGAAAGATATGCTTGAGAAAGAGAATGAGGTGATTATGGATGCTTACATAGAAGGTTGCTGTGACAATATACTTTGTGAAAGCACAGATAAAAAAAGAGCAGAAGAGTACTACAACAAAACCTTACATACAGTTTACGGACAAATCTATTTACTACCCTACATTAAACTAACTCACTCAAGAAAACTCAATGGTGATTTAGAACTCATCATCGGTTGGTTGAAATGGGAGGTAGTATTTGCAATTTAACACCAAAGAAAAATGAGAACGATTATTACAAAACTTAATTAAGCTATTTTTTATAAATATTGTTACCCACTGTACGGGTTGACAAGCAAAAACTTTGATAAAATGAAAAAAACACTATTAACAGTACTGTACCCATTTTGGTTTTTCTTTGCTAAAACTTGGTTTGGAAATATGATGATGATTCCAATATCTTTAGCACCACTACCTATTTTAATACACTTAATTTTTCCTGATTTAATGAAGATAACAGGTGAAGAAGCAGTTGGAGTACTAACTTTATTATGTAGCCCATTTACAGGAATGATGTTTATAACAATAGGTTATAAGCTAGAAACCAATTACGAAAAGTGGAATTATAAAACGGAAATGGAAACCAAAATGATTTAAAACTCACAAAATTAGTATTGTGCCTAGCAAAAGAGAAATGAAACAGAGTAATAGAGATAGACAAAAAGAATTTAGCTATAAAGTTGTTGGGTGGTCAATCCTAATTTTTGTAGGGTTCACAATATTTTCATCTTTAATTAGATTAATATTTCACTAGATGCAAATACACGATGACTTTGAGTTTGAAGAGAAGCGCAGACTGTACTATGCAGTCTACGCTTTTAAGCTACTGGTTAATGAGGTCAGTATAGAAGACCTACTAGACTTTATAAAAGAACTAGAAGAAGAAGAAGAATATGAGGCGTGTGCTGGTATCAGAGACGCAATTGATAATTATATAAATAAACAAATGGATGAGTAATTTAAAGGCAACAAAGAATGAAGTAATGATTACAAAGTTAATCGACTACATAAATGATTATGCTGGTATAGACATAAGGGATAAGTGCAGAGATTCAAGGCACGTCTTCTCAAGAACTGTATACTTTAGAATAGCAGCAGAGTATATCCCAGACACATTATTTAACGTTGCATTTTCAGTGAATAGGAATCACGCCACTGCAATACACGCAAGGAAGATGTTTAAAGAGATAGAGAACTATTCTGTGTATAGTAATATGTATAATGATGCTTGTGCCTATATGGACTTTATAGATGGGATGGCATTGGAGGAGTACAACACTATGGTGGAGAGTCAGAAGGCTGCACTTGCAGAACAGATTGCTAAACTCAATGATGTTATTAGGATGCAGAATGACAAACTTAAACAACAACAACAACTCCTTGACAAGATAGGTCTGGAGGAACACGAAGTTAAATATCGTGACCTACCAACAGAAAAGAAATATGTATTTAAAGAGAGGGTTAACGCAATACTAAAGATGATATGAGTGTAATTGATAAGTTAAAATTAGGGTTTAAAGATGTCGACTCCATATACGAGTCGACATCACATAAGTGGGGTGACAAGAAAAAGGTTGACACCCTCCTTGAGATTGGAGCAATAATAGAAGCTAATCTAGGTATTGATTCCACAATAGGTGAGAGGAATGAAGCCAAGAAGCAACAGAGATATATTTACAGAACTATAAAGAAGATAGACCCTTCATTGGGTGATTTATTAATGCGGTTGTTTTGAGAAGAAAAGAAGTAGAGGATTACGATGAGAGGGTGATTAAAGCCCTAAAGTATTGCTGGGATAAAGGTATTTATGCCTACCCTATTGTTAATGATGGGGGTAGGGGTAAGAGATGCCCAGATGTTAAGATACAAATGAGGATAGGGAATAAGAAGGTGACTGGGGAGATAGTTTATAGTCAGAAGGATGATAGACTGTACAAAAAGATTAATGAACTATACCTACATCATTATGATAAACGCAACGATTAAACAAAATCGTTGCTTTTCAGTTATATAGTATGAATAACAACAAGAGACAGAACGATGGGCGCAAATATAACAAGCGTAAAGGTCGTGTAAAGATCATCAAGAACGAAGGTCAAGTATCAAAACCACAGATGACAAAAGCAAAGAAAGATAGGGCTAAACAACTTTCACAGAAGGCAATTAAGAATATCTTTGGGAGTGAAGATGCTATATGGGATGAAGTTGCTAAAGCAGCTAAAGATGGGAGTTATAAGCACCTTGAAATGCTTATGAACTATTCCTATGGGAAGAGTGGGGAGAACAGAGCAGAGGCAAGACCTCAACACAAACCACCAGTTATCCAGTTCATTAATAATGCTGGGGAACAACCTAAACAGATTGATAATACTATTGACATAGACCACGAAGAAGAATGAGTGGTATTAAGATAAATGTAAATGACAAGTACATCCCACTATTTCAAGGTAACACGAGATATTATGTGGTTACTGGGGGACGAGGTAGTGGGAAGTCATTTGCAGTAAACTTATTCCTCAACTCCCTAACCTACGAACAAGGACACAAAGTCCTCTTCACTCGTTATACGATGACCTCTGCACATACATCTATTATCCCAGAGTTTGTGGATAAGATAGACTTGATGGGGGCGAGTGATGACTTTAGGGTCACACGAGACGAAATCATCAATATGCACACCAATTCCCTTATTATGTTTAAAGGGATAAGAACATCAAGTGGGAATCAAACTGCCGCCCTTAAATCTCTTGCTGGGGTGACTACCTTCGTTGTAGATGAGGCAGAAGAACTTGTAGATGAAGAGATATTTGATAAGATAGATTTATCAGTGAGGTCTAACAGAAACACCAACAGAGTTGTATTAATTCTTAATCCGACAACAAAAGAGCATTGGATATACAAAAGATTCTTTGAAGCCAGAGGGATAGAGGCTGGATGGAATGGAGTTCATTCAGACACGACATACATCCATACAACTTATAAGGATAATAAAGCCAACCTCCCAGATAGTTTCTTACATAGTATTTATGAGATGAAACTTAAACGCCCAGAGAAGTATGAACATCAGATATTAGGGGGATGGATTAATCAGCAAGATGGGGCAGTCTACACCAATTGGAAGACTGGGAACTATGTAGAACTGAATAAAACTTGCTATGGGCAAGACTTTGGGTTTAGTAAAGATTTAACAACCCTTGTAAAAGTCTCTGTGGATGATTTTAAGAGGGAGATTTATGTTAAGGAGATATATGGGAAGGCTGGGATGAGTACGAGCGATATAGCGGCTAAAAATAAGCAATATGCTGGTACGGACTTAATCATCTGTGATAATCACGAGCCACGCCTTATTAAAGAGTTAAAGGATGATGGACTTAATATACAACCAGCCAAGCAAAAACAAGGGTCGATACTCTCAGGTATCGCCCTTGTGCAAGACTATGATATGATAGTTGATAGGCAATCACACGGTATAATTAGGGAACTTAATAACTACACTTGGAAAGAGAAGGGGAGTGTCCCAGCATCGGGATACGACCACTATATGGATGCGATTAGATATGCCGTTATGTTTTTAGCAGACAATAAGCATAAAGGGAACTACGTTGTCAGATAAGACGAGCGTTTAATATGACCCTAATCATATTCTTTTTATCTTCTTCATTGTATGAATCTGATTTCTTTAGATTATCTTCAGCCTATGTGGGCTGAAGATTTAAATGATGATTGAGTATTTCAGCCTCAAATTCATCTTTAGCAGAAGACATAGGAATTATATGGTCTATATGCCACTCCCCGTAGTTTTGCCAAGACATTCCGTCTTTGAATTTACCCTCTAAATACAATCTAAACTTTTTTGGGGTTAGTCCTAAAATATCACTTGTTTTTGATTTCTTTTTAGAGCCAGTATTTTTTATAGCCCTCGCTATTAATTTCCTTATTGATTTATTGAATTTATATAATGGGTCATAAGACTGTCTCTCTCTGGCATATTTAACACAATAATCATTTATTTTTTTTCTGTTATTTAAATAATATCTTCTTTTTCTAATAGCAGCCCATTCTGCATTTTCCTTATTGTATTCTCTTATGCAATCTTTACAATATGAATGAAGTCCATCAGAAGACGCTGATTTTTTATGGAACAATGAGGAATGTTTTAATTTCTCGCATCTTATACATTTTTTTTCTTCTATCATCAGACTCGTGTTCAATATGATGCCCCGCATTTAATATGAGGCCCTATATTTAATATAAGGGGGGTGTCCCCCGCATTTAATATGATACCCCGCATTTAACATAAGGGGGTGCGTTCAATATGAGGGGGGGTCTGGGTCTCGAAACCCAGCCCCATCCCACTATTTAGACCCGTTCCAAATAACCAAACCTTAACATTTTTTTCTTGGTTTATATCAAAATAATTTGTAGACGTGTACGCGTTCATATATCTACAAAGGTGAAACAAAGCCAAGTGTTAAAAAAATAAAAAAATGTACATTTTTATTTGTATGTTATTTTTTTTATCTATATTTGACTTATCAAACAAAGTTTAATTAAAAACAAAAACGAAATGGACACAGTAAAAAAAATCGATTTTTTAATCGAATTAGCAAAGCAAAATCAAAACACTTTAATTGAAAAGGAATTAAAAGCAATTAGATGGCAATTGAAAAGGGACAAAATTCGAATATCTTATTTTATAAAAAATCTAAAATGGTTTTTTGAGGAGGAAACTGTTACGGAAAAAATAGATTTTGAATTGATGCTAAAAATGTACAAAGATTTTATGCATCACGACTTATTGACCCGCCTTAATGAATTAGACTTGAAATTTGATTAAATAAACAATTAAAAACAGAAACGAAATGAAAACAGTATTTGACAATTACGACACAATTCACATAGAATACATTAGTAATTTAATATAAAAACTATGAAAAAAAACGTTTCGAAAAGCCTAATTAAGGCTATTTTAAAGACCAAAAAGCAATTTATTTTGTATAACCTAACAGATGATAAAAGCAGCGTATTAAATTACCGCTTGAGTGATGAATATGAATTAACGGGAAATAACCGAAACTATTCAAATTTCAAGGTAATTAGTTGCATAAAAAATCAAATAACAAACATTAATCTTTAACGATATGAAAACAGAAACACAAAGCCAGTGGGCTACAAATTACGAGTACACAGAGAAACAGTTAAACAAATTAGTAAGGGGCACAGATAAACCCTATCAATTTTGCCTAATTGATTACTATGGAAATAAGACAAATTATTTTAGTATTAACGCTGAGCAATTCGAAGCAATAGGGGACATATTGAAAAACATAGAAAATAAAGAAAAGCACAAAGAAACCCAAACCCAAATAATAAACCATATTTATAACATATTTGAATAATATATCACAATGAAAACGTACAAATTAAATAAGTTTATTTTATACACTCCAGACTATATATTAAGAGACTCAAAAGGAAACCCAATAAGATATAAAACAAATAAAGAGATTAAAAAAGAGATACAAGAAACACTAAAATAAACTATATAAATAACAATAAAAATGCAGCCCTTTAAAGGCTGCTTTTTTTATGCCTTAAATTTTGTAACTGATTGATAATATATAAGAGTGTAAATTGTAGGAATAACAACCCCTTTTTAAGCCCCTCTAACCCCTTAACTAATACTTCAAGTACTTAACCTTAACTTACTTAAAGATAGTCTCTTAAAACGTCTCTAATAAGTTTTTTTAATATGCAAGTTTTTAACGAGAAACTTTGTTTCGAGCCAAAACTTTGTTTTGACGTAATTTTAATGTTTAGGTGGTTGAGTTATTAGGTTTGGTGAATTCAACGTAAAATGAAGAGTGGTGGGGTTGAGTTACTCATTCCTATGATTTCATCAACTTTGACATCTCGAAGCCATAAAGCGAGAGAGATGTCTATCTATGGTTATAGATATTTTTTATTTTCTTTTTATCTATGTATGAAAGTTTCTTTTTCTTGTAGTGTGATTGGGTCTGCCTCGTTGTGGTGGCAGCCCCAACATACATATTGGTTAGTTCTTGTAATTCTTCTGTAACTTCAGATGGATAGGGTTCTTTATATTGATGTTTTAGGTGTAGCACCCTATCATTAACTAGTCTTTTAAATTTACCTTTACCTATTGTATTTTGTAATTGTTTAAGTTTCTTTAATGATAATACAGACATAATTATATTTTAGTTGACTACTTTACGCACCTCTTCTATCAAAGGGGAATAATAACAAACCCCAGAAGAGAAACCCTCTATTCAGTAGTGTGGCTCAAACCCCTATATGGTCAAACTGCCTCTGCTTACCCACTTACAGACTGACTACCCAGTTTAGTCTACATCCAATCTTATGTATCAGATGGTAATCTCGATTAGGAAATTACGAGATATGAATTAATCATTCACATTATAATACTAAAAAGATACGATTTTGTTTTAGTTTTAATAGATATTATTGATAGATATTTCTTATAGGGCTATAAGAAAAACTTATGATAAAACAAAAAGGGGATTATTTGGTATTATAGTATAAATAAAGAAAAAAAAATTATGGTTGAGGTTCAGATTTCATTACCAAAGTCTATTAACGATATTAAGTTAGGGGACTATCAAAGGTATATGAAAGTTTATGAGGCTAACAAGGAAGTTGATGATGCTAATTTCCTTGAGTTAAAGTTATTGGAGTCGTTCTGTGAAATAGATTTGTTAACGGCAAATCAAATGCCCTTTGAGACATTTGATTTTGCCTTACAACATATGTCTGAAGTGTTTAAGCAAAAGACACCCCTTACAAGACGATTTAAGATGAAAGGGAGTGATGGGGTTGTGGTTGATTTTGGGTTTATCCCTAATCTATCAAAGATGTCACTTGGGGAGTATGTTGATTTAGACACTTATATCTCTGATATGGAGAATATGCACAAGGCAATGGCAGTGTTGTATAGACCAGTGCATAAGTCTTGGGATGGTAAGGAGCATTATAGGGTTATGGAGTATCAAGGGACAGAGAAGTTTGCAGAGGTAATGAAAGAGATGCCGTTAGGTATTGCATTAGGGGCTATGGTTTTTTTTTATCGTTTAGGGATGAAATTGTCGAAAGCTATGATGGATTATTCTCTACAACTTCTGGAGAAGGAGGAGTTATCGGAGGAGCAGAGTCAGCGTTTGCAGAGAGATATGGATGGTATCAAAGCCTCTATGCCCTTGCTGGAGGAGATGCACTTAGACTTTCAGATGCCACCAGTTTACAGATACACGAAGCGTTAACTTGGTTGCAGTTTGAGAAAGATAAAAATAAATTAGAATCGGATAGGATTAAAAAAGCATATAGAAAATGAGGCAAGTATATAATGTATTAGATGCTATAAAAGACCATTTACAAGCAGACGTGAATGTGAATCACGTCAGCTTTGGGGACTTTAGGGATGTTGACATTGATAAGACAACAATATTCCCAGTGTCACACTTTTGGATGAA